ATCGTCACGGAGGCGCTCAAGCGTGCAGGTCGGACGACGCCTTCTACGACTCAGATCAGTGACGCCACGGAGCACCAGTTCCGTGAGGTCAAGAGTGACATCTCGATGAAGGCCGCGCTTATCCCCGAGCTTCTTGTCCAGGAGATGGATACCGTCATAGAAGGCAAGAGCTACTACGCGTGGCCTACGGCAGCCGAGGCTATCCAGTCTGTACAGCTCATCGAGAGCAGTGAGGAAGGGTACTGGAACGCAGCAGCTCAGAGCGGTGGTACCTCAGTCATCACGCTACACAGTGGCTTCTCAGCGCAACGTGACGAAATGGTAGGCCGGTATATCTTTATCACCGCTGGTCAAGGCGCCTTCCGCTTTGACCAGTGTGTCGAGTACGATAATGCTACGAAGGCCGCGAACGTCGCCACAGCCTGGAGCACACAACCTACGACTGGTAGCACGTACTTCATCGAGCAGCGGAGGCGTAAGCTCTGGGAGCGAGACAAGCCTGTCTGGCTCGATACCGAGCATATTGCCCATGCCCGTGGGGCTCCTGACCACGCGATTATGTTCGCCCGTGAGGCTAGGCTGTATCCCGTTCCAGACAAGGAATACGTCCTTCTGTATAGCTACTGGGCCAAGCTGGACGAGCTGAATGACGCTGGCTCGGTGTTCCTTAATCACCTTCGTACCTACCGCTCGCTGTGGGTCCAAGGGATCGCGGTCAAGTGCATGCAGCGGTACGACGAGGACAGGTACATGAGCGAGCTCGGTGTCTACCAGGACATGCTGACGGCGTACGCGGGCCTGTCTAGCACTGTCGGTCAAACCTTATTCAGGGACGTATAATATGGCGCTTAGAGGACAGATCTCCGAGAAGCAAGCGACGTGGCCCGACCCCTTGCTGGGGATCAACCTGAGGGACAGCGAAGAGAACCTGGGGGACTATGAATCCCGGCTGATGCAGAACTGTGAGTACTACGGGGCGACTCGTATGCGCCGGGGCTCACAGCGGATCAATGCTACTTCCCTTGGAGCCAAGCGCATCCGTGGCGGGAGCATGTACTACTTCGGCGGTAGCGCCCAGCAGAAGAAGAACCTCATTGCCTACGGGACTAAGATAAGCGCCTTGAGTGGTTCGGGTACCGAGACGGTATTAACCTCGTCTATGACGGACGACCAGGATGTGTACATCTCGACCTGGCCGATTACGGACAAGGCGTACTTCGCCAACAAGGCAGACGTACTGAGTAACTATGATGGAACAACCTGGGCTGTCGTCAACGGAACTAATATCCCTACGCCCAGGAGCCACGTCATCCCTGTCCTCGACCGGCTTATGTGTGTCACAGTCAACGGGATCGAGCGGACGAATCCCAGAGTCGATAACGTCTGGTCCTCTAATTCCAGCTGGGCTACCCTCAGACCCAGCCAACCTGGGCTCTTCACCGCCCTTGCTCCAGCCTCCATCAAGTCTACCGACACCATCTACGACGGAGCCCTGGCCTTTCAAGAGCGTGCTTACTATCTTATTACTGGGACTGATTTTGGGAATGACGTTACATCTGCTTCTGCTTCTAGCGGCGAGGACGCGGCGATTCGGCTCTTGGATCCGACAGTAGGGACTAACAGCCCGTACTCTATATGCAACGTGCCAGGCATCGGGACGTTCTGGTTCACGAGTGACTGTAACGTGTTCTGGATCCCTGAGGGTGGTCTGATCGGACGCTTCGTCGGCGATAAGATCCAGAGTACCGTCGCTACCCAAGGCATCGAGAGCACGAACCTTGCAGCCCTAGGCCAGGTCTGGATGACTTACTTCGACCGCATCCTCATGCTTGGGATTCCCTTGGGGAGCAACACGTACCCGTCTATCCAGTTCTGGATGGACATGAAGGCCATGATGGATAACCCACAGAAGGGACCCGTCTGGTACGGACCGATGACTGGGCAGACGCTCAGCCGGTGCTGGATCGCTAACCAACAGGGTGATAACAAGGTATTCGGTGGAGAGGGGAACCCTGATAACGGGGCCTTTGTCTACCAGCTGCGGGTGCCAGGCCGGTACACTGATGCCGTAGGAGACGCGGACAACGCCATCTCTATGCAGTACCGGACGCCCTTCAAGGACTTTGGTACACCCTCACGGGAGAAGTACGTCCAGGCTATCCACTTAGACATGAATAGCTATAGCGGCCAGGCGACACTGGACCTTTTAGATCTGGACGGCACCCTCGCCTCGAACGTCACCATCCAATCCGCAGGGAGCTAATGCCCGTATGTTAGTACTCAGCTTCTTCGTCCGGCGCTTTGGTTCCCCAGCCGGGGGTGATGGACCAGCCGGGTGCCCTGTACAAGGTGGCCCAGGTTGTCCTCTCTGGGGCGATGGGACCATCTGGGGTGATGGTACCGTTTGGTGTAGTAACGTCGGCACGCCATATGAGTTCGTCGCCGAGCGTGAGGTCCATGGTCACCGTCTCGCTGTCCAGATCAACTTTACTTACTGCTTTACCCCAGGTACAACGGAAGCGTTTAAGATCCATGAAGTGCGAGCGCGACTGAATCAAGATCGCCATGCTGAGTATACCTCCATCGCGTACATCGATGCGACTACGCCTAGCGAGCGCATCTCAGTGACAGTCAACTATGATGATGGTGGGCCCTTAGAGATCTACGAGATCTTCGGGGTCATCCAACGTAAGAAGCACCAACCTAAAGGATAGCTATGGCTGATCTTACACAAGGGGTATCGACGTACCAGGGTGGTACGAACGACACCGCTACGATCCTAGTAAACAACGTCAGCCCTATGAATGCCAACCAGATGAATGGCGCGTATGACGCCATCGTCCAGATGCAGGCTATCCTAGGGGCTGGGCCAGACCTCAAGGGAAGTACCGCGGACCTGGCAGCGCGTCTAGCCGTGCAGATGAGCGCCTCAGGTATTCTGCTTCCCATCGGCTCGATCATACTACACGGAGGCGCCCTTCCACCTCTCTTTATTAATGCGGACGGCTCGGCTATAAGTCGGACTGGTATCTATGCGAACCTGTTCGCCGTATACGGGACGACCTTCGGGCCAGGTGACGGGAGTACTACCTTCAACGTACCGAACTTCTCTGGGCGTATCCCCGTAGGCCTAGGTGCTGGTGTAGGTGGCGGGTCTAGTGGTACTGGGGCTCCGACGGGTGGCTCGGCTCTGGCTAATATCTTGATGGGCGCTTGGCGAGGTGAAGAGAACCACTTGCTGACAGGGCCAGAGAGTGGTATCCAGCAGCACACGCACTTACAGAACGCCCATACCCACGAGATCACCAAGGTCAATGGGATACATAACTTTGGGAATCCTGGGACGATCGTAGGTGCCGAGGATGGTGGTGGGCAGGGTTCTAGCACCCAGACAAGCGGGAGTACCACCGCGGTCAACCAGAACGTAGCGAATACGAACGCTGTGAACTCTCACAACGTCATCAACCCCCAACTGGGTATCCGCTTCATCATCAAGTACTAGTAAGGAGAGCCTATGCTTTTTGAATTATCTATGTTACTCCCCTTGGTAGGCTTCCTGGGGTTTAACTTCTCCAAGCAGAGTAGTGAGGCTAAGCAAGAGAGCGGCTTGAGAGGTACTGAGTACTTTGGTCAAGCTGCACAAGGGGCGAGTAATGCACTTGCTGATTTGAGCAATCTGACACGTGGCTTCCAGAATAATCCATATGGTAGCTACCAAGGCATGACTGGGAAGGACATGTTCGACCCAGGCCAGTTTGGACTCGGGACAGCTGCCGACGAGGGTGTCAAGCAGGCCCTTAATTATAGCCTTAACAGGATGAGCGCCTCGGGAGCAGCACGTGGACAGCTCGCTCCGGAGAACACCCCCGCGGTAGCAGCAAGCGCTACCCAGAATGTCCTCCCTCAGCTCCTGCCACAGATCACCCAGATGGCCCAGTGGATCTACCAGCTCCCAGAGCAGTGGAAGCAGTCCCTCTTTGGTTATCGCAGCCAGCTTGCTTCTAGCTATGCTCCGTTCCTTGGGGCTCAGGGTTCGTCTAGCTCTAGTGGCTTTGGCTTTGGTGCTCAGGTGGGTGGTAAGACCACGTTCCCCGAGAGCAATAACTAAGGAGTCCTATGAACTTCGGTGACTTAGAAAATGTCCTGATGCGTGGGGTAGGGGGTAGCCCTGGCTCGAACGGTGAGTTAGAGCGGTGGTCGTCTGAGCCCGAGGCCCCTGGGTACTGGGACTCCCAATCATCCAATAAGCGCCAGTCGTATGAACAGTGGCAGGCACTCAAGGCAGAGGTTGTAAAGCGGAACGTCCTTACCGAGCTTGACCGCTTGAATAACCCGATGAGCCTGGGAGATGTATCTCGGATTACAGGCCAAGGTACGGACGTGCTAGCGACCGAAGCCCAGCGTACCGT